CAACGTAATAAGCCGTGTCGTTGCTATCGTAAAAAAGCTGCGCTCTTGCAGAGGAGCCGTCAGCTAGAAAATAGTCTCCGCCGACAACTCTTGCACGCCAGTTACCTTCGTTGTTTAGAAAGCCGACATTGTTAGATTGGTCGTAATAAACATAGCCACGGACTGTCCCGCCGTTGTTATCCCTGAAGCGAATACCTTGGCCGTTAAGGTTGCCACCACCCATATTCCAGTAGTTGCCGCTGTCCGAATACCAGTGCTGCCCAGTAGCTTGGTTGTAGATACCTTGGCTACTGTTGTGGTTGCGGAACCACCCATGGGTATATATTTCGTTTACGGTCGCAACATTTAAAGACGAACCTACGTTGGGGTCAAGGTAATACCCAGTGTTGTCGCTGTCATAAAAAATAGGTGCGCGGAATGAGCCAGTTGAACGGACAATCGTTTCACCAGCCGTCCTTTCAAAAATGATTTCGCCATCTTGCGCGGTCACATTGAAATAAGCGGCATTGTCATACCAAGCGTGACGAAAGTTGCTTGTGCCACCCGCACTGCTGACACCATACCAGTGAGCGCGGGATAATGACGTTGCTTCAGTGCGCGTGTCTACCCGTTGATATGCGCCGTTCGTTGACCGCCAAAATTGAGCGTTGCTATCACGGACATCCAATGTTCCGTTAATTTGAACGCTGACAAGATTTGAGCTACCAGCGGGGTCAAGGAAGTAACCGCTGTTGTTGGTGTCGTAGAAAATAGCCGCACGGAAATCATTGGCTACGACATAGTTTCCCGTGTTTATCCGCAACGCTGCTGTCGCAGAGCCGTTGGTTATGTCGGCGCTGTTGCCGTTAACCCAGAACACCATGCCACTCTGAGCTTCAGAATAATCGACGCCAATGCCTGAATACTTGACGCTTCCTGAGTTCATCACAATGACGGGGAATTGGGATGCAAGGTATAGCGCCCTATTCCACCCGCCCGACATCGTAGTGCCGCCGTTAATCTGGACTTGCCCTATTAGGTTTGAGCCACTTGCAGGATCAATATAATAAGTAGTGTTGTCCAAATCATAAAAGACAGGTGCTCTCATGCTTTGGTTTGCTTGAGCGTAACTACCATCTTTACCTATGGCAAAGATTTGCGTCCCAAGGGCCTCCGTATCGTAGAACCGAACGCCGCCGTAGCTGGGCTGTGCGCCAATACGAATGCCGGTGTGCCAACGGAGGTCCAGTTTGGAGTAGTTACCTCCGTAGTTTTCTATGTTTGTTCCGATGAAGTAAGTATCTGGTTCATTGCCGCCCCCAAAGAGTAGGCGAGCGCCTGCTGTACCGTAACTGTTATTGGCAAACACACCGCCAATTACAACCGCGCCGGTTGTCATTAATTGGCTGATGTTTGAATTGCCGTTGGGGTCAACGTAATAAGCCGAATTTAAGCTGTCGGTAAAGACCGGCGCGTTAAACGCAGTTGCCGCTGTGACGATGCCGGTACTAGCTACTGCTAAATTCGTGGCTCCGCCGCTCATAAAACGTGTAGTTACGTTCGCATCTGAGCCTATGTAGATATCGTCGTATGAGTGCAGCCAAGGCTTGTTGGCGGGAACTCCAGCATAAGCACCAGTGTTAAAGACAATACGAAAGTTGCTTACTGTGTCAGTGCATAAGAGGTTAGGTGCCGTAAAGGCAGATGTGCTTACGCTGTGTAGTCTACCTGCTGGCTCAGTCGTTCCAACTCCGACGTTACTGTTATAGCCAACTGACATCACAGTAACGGGCGCAACATTTCCAGTTCGCCCTATATTGAAATCCATTCTGGTATCAGCGCCAGAATTCCAGTAATTTGCAATAATATTCCTGTAAGCATTATCACTGGAGTATGTAAATTCTAGGCTATTACCCTGTGCCGAACCTATGGTGAAACGAGATTGTGGGTTGACGTTTCCAAGCCCCAAGTTGCCGTTGGGGTATTTGATCGTCAATCGCGGCGTCGTTCCAGCTTCAATAATCTGGAAATCATCGCCAGTTGTTTGCAAGTCGTAGGAATAGTTAGTCGCGGAACCAATCCGCACATAGCGGTTCGCGCCGTTGTTGAGCGTTAGATTACCTGACGCCAGTATTGAACCACCTGCATTTATAGATGTTGAACCAGAAAGGTCCATGTAATACGCAGTGTTGTTGCCGTCGTAGAAGGTAGGTGCGCGAAAATCGATGGGCGAAGCAACTGAGCCAGCGCTGCCGAAAACATACTGTCCGCCGTCCCAGTAAAGGTACTTAGTGCCGCCATCTGCGAAATAATAAACGCCAGTGGTTCCACTATCGCGGCGAGCGTGAATGTCCCCATTGCCGTTAATGAAAGTGCCGCCACTGAAATTTACAATGCCAGTGAACGTATCACCAGCCCTGTTTGCTGGCGTGTAACCAAGTGCCGTGGTGACGTTGCCGCTGGTGATACCAGTGATGTATCCGGCTGGGTTCGTTGCGTTGTATGGGGTGAAGCCAAGCGCCGTAGCAATCGACTTCTTTTCCCACAGGCTTGTCGATGTGTTGTAAAACAGGCCATCGTTGTTGGCTGGATTTTGCGCCGATACATCGTGCAGCTCATCCATCTCATAGCCGTTTTGCACTTTGACAAACAGCTTGCCCTGTGACGGGTGAGCATGTTCCACAACAGCGACATAGACTAGATGTTGCGGGGCATAAGGCTTTGTTGCTGTCAGTGTTCCAGCAGTTGTGGGGCTTAGATAAAGTTGCTGACCATCTGTGTATGCAGAAGTGTCAATGTTAGTGATTGTGCCAATCAGCGTTACGTTGCCATTAGAATTGTTGGCAATGTTGGCCGTGACCAAGCCTAGTGTCTGCGCTGATGTTGCATCGCCGGTAGCAATTGCTTTGCTGACAGTGGAGATCTGACCAGTCGCACCGCTGATATAGACGGCAGTGCCTTTTGCAAGCGTTGCGCCAGTGGTATTGCGGATAGGCAAAACAACATTGGATGTTGATCCAGCGACGGCAACAGATAGGTCGATGTTTGTCGTTCCAGTTACGACAACAGAGCCATCAGCCGATGCTATGGTCGGCTTACCGGTAAGATCGGCATACGCACCAGTAGTTGCTACGGTAGCCAGCGACGAGGTATTAGCCTTCGTCCCCAGCTCCGTATTCAGATTCGTGAAGTTTGCATCAACTTCATTGTTGGTAAGAGGCGAGCCTTTTCCGGACCGCGTAACAATAGTTGCCATCTTTAACTCGCCTCAAAAAAATTACGCAGCGCCGATGGTCACAGTCCAAGTGATCGACATTGTGTCTGCCGCTTCTTTGTTTACAACGCCGAAGACGGTACGGCAAAGCATGGTGCCAGCCGTTGATGCATTGAAGAGACCAGCTTCTGTAACAGCGCCAGTGCCGACACCAGCGCCAAACGTAGCGACAAATGCGACGGCATTGTTGGTTGCTGTGGTTGAGGTCAAGGCAACACGACCAAGCTCAGTACCAAGCGCAGTGTTACCGCTTGCTGCTGGAGCAGTGCCAGATCCAACAGCCATATGCGACATTACAGTCGAACTGGCATCGCGGATGCGGCTTGCGATGAAGTTCAGACCAACGCTGACAACCAAGTTGTCTACGGTCTGCTCATCTTTGATCATGCCATCAGGACCGATGACTTGGATATTCAGTCGGCCAGAGGCCTTGATCATTTCGTTCGTGTTCATTTTTAACCTCAGAATGTTCTTGTAGCGCCCACGTAATCCTCCATGAAGTAATCGATATCGCAGTACCCTTGGCTTTTAACAAAGCCAGAGTCCGATGTCACCGCCTGATCTGCACGAGATTTACCGAATAATTTTTCCGGTACATCCGATGCATAAGCTGCATCGCTATACACCCTAGAGTAGCTCGATACAATCGAGATGATGTCGGCGGAAAAAGCTGTTTCAGCAAGCGATTTAAAGAACTGTATTGTCTGATCATCATCAGCAGAAGCGCCGTTAACGTCGTCTGTCGCGTAAGCCAGATCCGATATAACTTTGCCAAAGGAGCGCGTGCGGACATCGCTCGCCTCCACAGCATCTAAAGCCGACTTTGAGAAAAGCTTTTCCGCGAGATCGGCTGCAAGACCGGCGTCGATTAAAGACTTTTCTAAGTCAATTATTTTTGAGTCGACTGTTGGAACAACGTCGTTAAGATTTTTTCCTGACGTGCGTACACTGATGTCAGTAGCAGACGCTTGGTCGCCCCGCTCCTTCTGGAACGATGTGCTTGTGAAGTCCGTCGTGGCGGCAAGATCACTTAGACCCCTACCGAATGTCTTTGCGGCAAGGTCTATGGCACGCGGAGATTCGGATAATGTCCGCGAGAACGCCATCGTCTTCAGCAGGACGTCCGTTGCGGAAACCGGCTCACTACTCGCTTTCCCAAGCGATTTGATTGAGATATCGGATGCAGACAGGACTTCGGTACGGATCTTGCTGGAAGTCTTTCTTGCAGCATCTGCGCCAGCTACAGCGTCAACCAGTACCTTACCTGCTTGGCGAGACATGGCATCGCTAGCCGTAGCCTGATCGCTTCGCGTCGTGCTGAATGATTTCAGTGCGGCGTCACTAGCTGACGCACCATCCGACAAACTCTTGCCAAATAAGCGCAGTACTTGATCAAGAGCCTGCGTTGCATCAGTAAAGACGCGAAAGACAAGCCAATCACCAAGCTGAGCAATGGCTTTTATGTTGATGTATGACAGGCGTGAAGCAAGACGCACGTATGCGTTTTGCGTCGCTAGGGTCACGTACTTACTTGCAGACGCTAGTAGTTTGTAGCGGGTCTCTGCTTTGAGCTCAGCTTGCTCAGTAGCGGCTGACAGCTCTGCGTACTTGAGCTTCGCCGCCATCCGGACAGCATCAACACTTTCAGTTTCACCGGCATCTGCCATTGGTTACTCCTTAAGAAAACTGTTCGCGAACCTGAAGTTTAATCAGCTCGTATACAGTCTGTATGCCGCCAGTGCCGGAGGTGTATTCGATCTCGCCTTCAAATACGCCAGCCGTATCGAGCGTAGATGCATCGAACAAAAACACTACCTCACCAATCAGTGGGTTTGTGTTGTTGCCGATGAGTGTTGACTTGACTGAGGTGCCGCCCACCTCACGTATGCGCAAGCGAACAGTGCTGCCGGTAAGGTTAACCAGCGCCCAAGTGGACTGATCCTCTGGGTCCAGCACTTTGCCAGCAGCCGCCTCATTGCGATCACGCACAGTTACCTTGAGCTGTGGCAGTGTGTCGCCCTGAACGAGGTATATGGTCTCTGAATACGCCATTAGATGAACTCTCTTGCTTTAACCGTAAGTGCAGCGCCACTGTGGCCGTACTTGGCCTGACGCATAGCTGCAGCAACGCCGCGCTCGTAAAGCTGTCTGTTAGCGCCAGCAGCGCCGCCATCCATCCAAGGCTGTCCAGACATCATCTGCAGGCGGAACAGAGCTCCAGCCACCAGCGTTTCACGATGCTCGAGACCAATGGTGTCCGGAATCGTCGTTGAGGACTGTGTGGGCTTCAGCGTGTACAAAACCTTGAGGCTCTCCCGTCCTTCTGGCCTTGGACCAATTAAGACGTTACGGTTGTCGTATTGCGAAAAGTACGTTGCTGGACCGAAATCAGACAGCTCGATCTTCATGAAGGCGTCTTCATAAGGAACAGCCTCCAGCGGTCGACCGTCACGCAGGATCGACTTCACATGATTGGGCTCAGTGCCAGTGGGCGCGTCGAGCTCGTAGTCCGTCAGACCCCTTGTCACAGTTAGCGTCTGAGGCTCTGCACGATACAGATCCGTGCGTGCGCAGAAGTCTATGCAGGTGTCTCTGATAGCCCTCTCAGCGGTGAACTCAGGGCAGGACGGGGCCTCGCTCAGGACGTAGACGAAGAGGTCGCTGTACTTCACTGAGCGGTACGCCGTGGTTTCTGCGCTTCCATGCTTTCAAGTAAGCCGCCATCTGCCTGAGACTTGATACCAAGAGACGTCGTGAACGCCTGATAGTACACAGCGGCGCGGTTGAGGTTAGCGAACTCGCTGTCCTTCTGGTAAGCGCGGTACATCATGTAATCCATCAGCGCGTTTGCGTAGATGTCGTCGATGCCGATCACTTGCGTGTCAGTCGTGTAGTTCGAAACAACGATATCAACCGGTGCCATCGCGTAGATGATATCGATAGGGTGAGACGCAGCAGGCTTGGGGAAGACGTAGAAGTTCTTCGGGTCTAGCGCGTCGTAGACGTAGTGCTTTACGCCGTCACTACCTACTACAGTTTCGTACCAAGTTGGAAGCTGGACATCGAGAATGCTGCGGTCAACCTTAGTGATTGCTCGACCGGCAGTGTTTCGAAGCACACTTATGAGGCGAAGTCCGTCTGCAGGCAG